TCTCTGCCGCCAGGGTACTGATATGTCAGAGACCATCGAAACAGCCTGGCTGAATGGCATCCTCCTCCAGATGGAGACCATTGAGGACGGCTTCGAGAAGTCGATCGCCCGCTATGAATACCCCTATGCCGACGGCGCCGATCTTGAGGATATGGGCCAGAAGGCCCACACTATCAAGATCCGCTGCTATTTTTGGGATGACGGCGCGGATAATGCTACGTATGACGACCATACGGCTCTGCTCGATCTCCTTAAAAACAAGGACCTGCTGGAGCTGGAGCACCCGAAGTACGGCATCCTAAAGGTGATGGCCGAACAGATAAGCGTGCGCCATGACGAGCGGATCAGGACGGCGGAGGTTGACATCACCCTGGTGCAGCAGCTTCGGGAAGACGCGCCTTTTGTCTCCCAGGCGGATGTCGCGGCCATGGCCGAGGAAGCCTTCGTCAACGCCCAGGATGAAATGATGTCCGGATTTGAAGCTGACGTAATGGCTGGATTGGGCACCGAAGCGGGAAGCATCCTCGGCAGGACGCTTGACGCTGCCCAAGGTATTGTGGAGCAGTTCCAGGATGTGTCACTTGTGGCACGCGGATATCTGCAGACGGTCGAAACGTTCGTGATGGGTGTTGAAGCGGAGCTGACAACCATAGCGAATCCGGCAAACGGCCTGATTGCCGCCGTAAGCTACGGCGTAAACCTGCCGGGCCGGATTATCGGCGCCGTTGCCCGCTGCGCCGAGCGCTACAGTATTTTATATGACTCGCTGAAAACCGCTCCGGTACGATTCTTCGACAGCGTCCGTCTTGGAGTGATCGATCTGGAAGACCGGCTCGGCTTTTCGAAGCAGGTGCGCTGCGCCTTCGCCGCACAGGCTGCCCTGTCTGCCGCCACGATCTACAAGGATGACGAACAGGAACGGCAGAAATACCGCCGGGTGGAACAGGCGAAAAGCTTTGACGCCCAGGGCACGTTCATTGCCACGGCAACCCCTGCACCGGTGTTGACGGTAAATGAACTGGAACAGTCGTTGGCCACCGTGCGCGGTCTGCTCCAGGACGGGATCGATCTTGACCGCAGCATGGAGAGCCTGAAGGCTATGGCCAGGGGGCTTTTGGAACACATCAGTACGATCAAGCTTGAGCGGGAAAAAATCATCACTGTGGAACTGGACAACGCGATTCCGTTGCACCTGGTGTGCCTGAAATACGGTCTGCCATACAATTACGCTGAGCGCATCCATAGCATCAACCGGATCAAGAACCCTAATTTTACTAGCGGGAAGGTGTCTGTCTATGTCAGATAAGATCGCCCTCCTGGTGGACGGCAAGAAAATCGAGCATTTCGAAAGCTATACCGTGGAAGCGGACATCTACACCGCGGACGACGCCTTTTCTTTGGAACTGGCCAACCCTGATATAGAGATAACACCCGGCAAGAAGTGCGAACTCTATGTGAACGACACGCTGGAGCTTACCGGCATCATCGACCGCGTGACCAGGTCCTACGACAAAGCCAAGTCTGCAGTCAGGGTCGAAGGCCGTGACCTGATGGGGCTCCTGGTGGATTCTTACTGCGAACGGTTCTTCGACGTCCAGGGCAAGACGGTCAAACAGCTGGCTGAGACGCTGCTGGCGGGCATCCCCTTCATCAACCGAAAGTCTATCGTCTACCAGGAGAATTTTGTCGGCAAGCTGAAAAGCAAGAAGAAGACCGTCACCCAGCCGATCACCGGTTTCGTGGACACACCGCAGAAGATCTCGCGGATCGAGCCGGGCATGACGGTGTTCGAGGTCCTGAAGAACTACGCAGCGAGCAGGGGGCTGATGTTCTGGGCCATGCCCAACGGGGCTTTCGTCTTCGGCAGGCCGAAGGCGGGCGGCGAACCCCTTTTCAGCCTGACCTGCCGTAAGTCGGGTTCCGGCAACAACATTCTGGAGGGAGAACAAGTCGAGGATATCTCGAAGCGCTACTCCAAGGTGATCGTCATCGGCCAAGGGCAAGGTCACGAGTCGGATGGCGCGGACGCAACGAAAGTGAACTCCAAGGCAGTCAAGGAAGACACGGCCTTCCCGTTTCGCAAGGCATATGTGACCAAGATGACGAACGATTCGCAAAGCCCGGCGCTCCATGCCCGGCTACTCATGGAGAAGCAGCGGCATGATGGCTTTCAGCTGCGCTACAAAGTTCCGCGGCACAGCCAGGACGGAAAGAACTGGGCTATCAACGAGCTGTGCCAGATTCGGGACGAGGTGCTGAATATAAACAGACGTTACTTGATATTCGGCAGGACCTTCGAGCTGTCTAAATCGGGGTGCTTTACCCGGCTGAAGCTGGGAGAACCGGGGCTGGTGGAATGATCAGGGGCATTGTCACGGCCATGATAGAGGGTGTCATCAAGCGCTTTTCTGCCAGCGGCAGGTCTGACGAAACCTTCGAAAGCCGGGAGTATTTCCAGCATTACGGGTTCACCTCCCGGGCGCTGCCCGGCGCCGAGATCATCGTTATCCAGGAGGGAAACCACCTGATTGCAGTGGCGTCTGATGACCGCCGGTATCGGCTGGCCATGGCAAACGGAGAAGTGGCGCTGTACGACCACCTTGGGCAGCATTTCCACCTGAAGAGCGACGGGACTGTCGATGTGGTGGGCGTCAACGAGGTGCGCGTAATTGCCCCGCTGGTGAAGGTTGTCGCGTCCACGAAGGTCAGGCTGGAGACACCGCTCCTGGAAGTGACCGGGAATATCACTGCCGGCGGCAATATCAACGACGCGACCCGACCGATGTCTGCCGATCGAGACATCTATAATGGGCACACTCACACGGGTGACTCCGGCGGAACGACCGGGACGCCAAATCAGGAAATGTGATGGATTTTGCACTGATCATCGATGACTCGGGAATGGCGGCGCTCGATGTCGATCAGCGGGCCAACTCGATCATCAACAATATCTACCTAAGCCTGGCGGTGGAAAAGGGCTCATTCTTCGCCAATCCCGATTTTGGCAGTCGGCTGCATCTCCTGAAACGTGCGAAAAACACCGTCCGGACAGAGCAGCTGGCCCGCGATTATTGCCGAGAGGCTCTGCAGTGGCTGATCGATAGCGGGCGGGCAACGTCCATAGAGGTATTCACGGAGAGGGACCGCACCGTTGATCTCAACCGTCTGAAACTCCTGGTCGAAGCAACCCAGACGGATGGCCGCGTTGTAAGTTTCGAGAAGTTCGTGGAGGTTGTATGACGTTTGAAAAGGGCTTCGATGAGCTGTTAAGCAATATCTTGACTGACTACAGGAACCAGTTCCCCTCCGCCGACATATCCCAGGGGAGCCTGATTTTCATCAAGTCCGCCTGTATGGCGTCCGCTCTCTGGGGGCTCTACAAGTACCTGGGCTACATCGCCCAGCAGATTTTCCCGGACACGTCCGACACGGAAAACCTGGAACATCATGTGTGGGTGCGCGGTCTTTCCCGCAAGAACGGAGAGACGGACACCGAGCTGCTTGCCCGGCTTCTGGAGTATATCCGGCGGCCTCCGGCAGGCGGCAACAAGTACGATTACGTGAAATGGGCCATGGAGATCACTGGCGTGAAGGCGGCGTATTGCATCCCGTTAGGCCAGGGTGTCGGCAGCGTCGATGTCATCATTATAGCTGATCCGGAGCTTACCGGTTCGGAAATACCGACTCAGAGTCTTATCGATGCAGTAAAAATTTACATCGACGACGTTCGCCCAGTAACCGCCAAATACAGCCGTGTGCTGCCGCCGACGTTCATTACGCAGAATGTGACTGTTACCGGTAGCGGATCGGGGTGGGACAAGGTTAAAACCGTGTCGGATATCACCGCCTATCTGAACGCTTTTGTCCCTAACCAGGTGCTTTATCGGTCTCAGCTAATCAACCAGGCTATTTTGAACGGCGCTGATGACGTGACAATCGTGGCGCCTGCCAACAACGTAGTACCTGCGACGAATGAAATAATCCGGCCGGGGGTGATCAGTGCCACGTAGTGTCGAAGCTCTGAAGCTCTTGCTGCCGGTGACTCTGGAAGGCGATTTTTTGGCCGATCTGGAGCTGGAAGGCAAGCACCTCGACAGCGCCCAGGCTCGGGCTGAGGACCTTCTGCAGGAGTCGTTTGCCAACAGCGCTTACGATCTGCTCGCCCGGTGGGAAAGCGTGTACGGTTTACCGGTCTCTCCGGACGACCCACTCCAGGTGCGACAGGATCGTGTGCTGCAAAAGATGCGCGAATTGGGGCGTTTGGATCGGGCATATTTTATACAGATGGCAGCAGCATACGGTTTTACGGTCTGGATAGACGAACTCCATCCGTTTATGGCCGGCTGGGGCTATTGCGGAGATGAGCTGGGCGATGACGATTCGGACTGGTGCTGGAGGGTTTGGGTTGTCGATAGTAACGGATATTTTTTCCGCGCAGGTGATTCATGCGCCGGCGAATGCCTGTCGTACAGTTACGATCAGTTCCTCTTGGATCTGCTCAATGAACTGAAGCCTGCACACACGTTTGTAGAAATAATCTGGGCATAGGGGGACACATGCTGCGCATCCAAACAGCGGACCATCTGTTTCATGAAGGGAATCCCGCGACTGGGGAAAAAGGGACAAAGGTCTCTGACGACTTTCTGAATGATGTTCAGGAGGAAATCTGCAATGTCATCGAAGCGGCAGGGATTGTTCTTGCCGCGGGCACAAGGGACCAGCTCCTGGAAGCAATTCAACGGTTTTCCGGTTGCGCTGTTACAAGAACGGTCAGCGCGTCAGGAAATGCCGCCGCGACAGATTCTGTGCTTTTGGCCGACGCTACAGCTGGGCCGATTACGCTGACACTGCTATCCGCGGCAGCCGCCAACGCAAAGGCGCTTACGGTCATAAAAGTGGATGTAAGCGATAATCCCGTAACGATACAGGCAGCCGCCGGGCAGACTCTGCCAACAAGTGAAGGGCGCCAACAGACTGCGGATCTGACAATGCAGGACGAATCAATCCGGATATTGCCGGACGGCGTGTCTCATTGGCTCAGAGTGGGTTAACAGACAATTCAAGCAGTATTGAATGGAGGATACTATGAAGAGTTTTTATGCAATTCTTTGCTTATTTCTTGCGGTTATTGTGGCGCTTCCTGCATGCGCCGCACCTTCTGCATCCGGAATAATGTCCGATGCGATCATCAAGGGCGGCATTCAAATGGATATCCGGGCATTCGGCGCAAAAGGAGATGGCGTAACCGACGACACGCTCGCCTGGCGGCGTGCCATAGCTGCCGCTCCCGAAGGGGCAACCATCAAAGGCGTGCCAGGACACACCTACTACATCGCTTTGCAGGGCGACAACAGGTGCCTGGAGATCACCAAGGCGATAACCCTGGACTTCAATGGAGCCCAGGTGACCTATAAACCGTGGAGTACCTCAGACCCCGCTGGCACGCACTCTCCGGCAATCTGGATACACGGATCGCAAGGAACAAGCCACGGCATCAGCGCGGCGACGACCAGGGGAACGTCCGTCACGCTGACTAACATTGCCGATGCGTCCAACTATGCAGCTGGCGACTGGATCATGGTTACCACAACTGCCAGCAAAAACGCATGGAATAATCCCGAGGGGATCTACAACACCTTTGGCTCGGCTGCCGAGCCGCAGCAGATCAAATCAGTCAATGCCGGAACCGGAGTTATTACCCTGACCAGGAGGCTCGACAACTTCTACCCGGCAAGCGCCTCCATACGGAAACTGACGCTCCTGAAGGCACCGGCAGTTAAAAACGTGTCCAAGGCTGTTGAAGTCGATGCAGATGCAACATCCACGAAGGCACTGGCCGGCGACGTCGGGCACTTCATCTCCATCGAGTACGCGCACAGCCCGATCGTGGAAAACGTCCGCGTCGAGAACTTCAGGATGTTCTG